AAACCATAGTCCTCGAAGGACACCTAGCATGTATCACTTCTACAAGACTAAGCTAGAAGAAGCAATACAGACTAACTCATGGGGACACTTCGATGAAATAGTCGAGGATCTACCTGAAGACATTAAACAAGAGCTAATCCTTAACGGAGTCCTTGAGGAGTCCTTAGAGGACAGTAGAGATGGACAACCAGACTGGCAACAGGAATGGGAAGACTTCGGAGAGGTATACGATGACGAACCCAATCGTTTATAAATGGGTGTTGGCTTGTATGGGTACAATAACACCCTTAGAAGTACAGCTAGAGGTATACACTGAGCATCCTTACATGTCACACTGTCATGTAGGGATCACTACTAGGGGATTTGAGTATCCTCAACAACAATGCTTTTGCATAGAAAGAAGAGACAATGACTGAAGCATTACTACGACTACATATACTACTAATGAATACTGACGATGAAGACACTAAACTAGACTTACAAATCATTATAGATATCTTGGAAAGGATAGAGAATGGCACACATTGAAACAGTAGACGGAGTCACTGTGTTAGTTGATGAATGGCATATTGAAGATGTACATCAAGCAGCAGGAGACATGGATATAACTATTACTGATGAGGATGCAGAAGATATCCTTAGTGAAGTAGCTAATAGCCATGACTGTAACATAGGTATTAACTGGGAATTATTCTACTACCACTTAGAAGACTACAGAAAGGAAGACGATGCTTAAACGTATTCACATTAACCAACATATCATCAGAGCTAACGCTAAAACTGGTGAAAGAAATCCTGTCATCACTGTAAAGGGTGGCGGGAATAACAGCTATGCACACACTGTAATCATCAATGATCATACCAAAGTAGTGTATAGCCCAGACAAGCCACTATCCTGTGGCGCAAAGGTATGGATAGAAACAACTGAAGAAGTGGAATTAGTATAATGGCTAAGAGAACAGTAATCACACATGACCTTATTAATGAAATCCTAACAGCTAAGAGTAGCGCTGACATCAGATGCTACATGACACCTAGTGCTGCTTGGATCTACAACATGAGACGTAAGCTAGTAAAGCTAGTAGTTCTCGACAGTGATGGTATGACTAATGACATCATCTACTACGATAAGAGTTGTAAACACTTCCTAACACATGCAGAGCGTATCTTACGATTAACTGCATGAGACACGAAGCATACATGAAAGGAAAGCTTATGGAAGAACATAACGCAGTCAGTCCCAAGCACTACAAAGAGATATTGCCTGGGTATGAGTACATGGACATGATGGTGTTCATGTTAAGAGACCTTGAGGGTGCTGAGGCACACTTAATGGGTCAAGTGTACAAGTACTTAATGCGGTATGGTAAGAAAGATGCTAAGCTACAAGAGTTAAAGAAAGCTCAGTGGTATCTAAACTACCTCATCGCTATGAATGAGGAACCCGATGAGAAAGTATGAGGTGAACTGTGAAGGCTGGGTAACGGACACTGTGTTCGTTACTGCAGCTAACAAAGTAGAAGCAATTGAAGAAGCCACTATCGAGTTTAAGGCTATGAAAGGCGCTACTAGTATTCGAACAACAAAAATTGAGGAGATTGAAAATGATTAATGAGAAACGTACAGTGATTATCCGTAATGCAGAACTACACTGGGCTAAACTAGTAAAACCAGTAGAGCCTTTCGGTACACTACAGTGGGAACTACAGATGCGTACTGCTGACAAGGCAGAAGCAGAGAAGTGGAAGAAAGAGTTTTATCTCACTGTCAAAACAGAAGACGGTGATGAAGGAAAATACTACAAAGCTAATGTAAAGCGTAAGGCTATTAAGAAAGACGGTGATCAGAATACACCACCCGATGTTCTTGATGGTGCTAAGAAGCCTATTGACGGTAACAAGGTAGGTAACGGTAGCATTGGTAACGTAATGCTATTCCAATTCCCGTATGAAATGCAAGGTCGTAAAGGTGTTAGCAGTATCTTGTCGAAAGTACAGGTGACAGACCTTAAAGTATACCAGAACAGTAACGCTACAGACTTTGATGTCATTGATGGCGCAGAAGAAGGTGGTGAAGCAGCGGTAGACTTTTAATGGGTGATATCATTGACTTCAAACCAAAACGTAATCTACAGGTGGACGTAGAGCTAGAAGGGGTTGACGAACAACTTCTTCTAGAGTGCGCTATTGTAGAGATGTGGGAAAAACTAGGCGGGTATGAGGTAGACAACGATAAGTTCCTCTATCATGTCTGGTTCCTACAGTTCTCAGACTTATGTTTTCAAGCCATGGAAGATAAACGTTTTAATGTATCTGAAGACGGTGAGATAAGCATTGACGCTAATCTATTAGCAGCATTCAAGGAGAGTATTGATGGATTTAAGGCAGAGTCTGCAACCAACGATAACAGAACTGACTAAGGCAACAGACTATTGGTCAGAACAGTATGTAAGAGGTCGAGCAAGCTACCAAGAATACACTAGGATTATTCTTATTATGCAAGACCTAAAGAACTTCATTCTCGAACATGAAAGGAACGATGATGAAACAATACGTGTACTTAGCAGGTCCAATGGAGGACTGCACGAAGAAACGAATGACAGCGTGGAGACTACGGGCAGCGGAACTGCTGATGAAGAACGATATCATTTCTCTCGATCCAACTCGTAGAGTATCTTTCCATGATGAGTTATATCTTGGAGAGCAGCATACACCTGTACAGTCTACCTGTAGACGTATATTCAAAATGGATATGCAGGATATCGCTAATAGCAATGTCGTATTAGCAGACATTAGACGCGACAGTGGAAGAGGCACTGGAACGGCTATGGAACTTATGTTTGCTCATATGAAAAACAAGATCATTATCTTGTGGTCGAACAAAGACGATCACATCCACCCATTCTATGAGAGCATTTACACAGAGAAACACTTTGAGCTAGATGACTGCATAGAAGCTATATCATACTATTACTAGGAGGACACTATGAAATTACGTTTTGATACATACACTAAGAGCCTTAATGCTGCAACTGAAACATTCCATGACATTATGTCTACAGAGAAATGTGATGATCTCAGCTTGGCATATAATGAGTATAACTCTTGTTATAACTTAATGGGTACTATCGACAGCAATTTAGTTGACTATGTTTCTGGGTTTCTTAACGATGGTAACTGGAACGAAGACTCAAGCGCACTCTAGAAAGGGGTCAACATGCCTTACATATCAGAACAGAATCGTAAAGAATTAATGTGGGTTAATCAAGCACTTGAAGATGTTAATAAGTGTAGAAAGATATCTGCGGGTGAGCTACAGTATATCATTGCAGTAGCTATTAAACACATTGGACCTGAGAACTACCAAGATATGAATGACGTTATGGGTGCATTAGCAGGAGCGCAGATGGAATTCTATCGGCGTACAGTAGCACCTTATGAGGACACTAAGATAGTGCTTAATGGCGATGTCTGATCTATTAGCTGCACCTTTCACAGCACTTATGTATATCAGTGCGTGGTGTTCAGGTATGATTAGTGGAAGACTTATTGTAATAGCTATGGAGGTGGACGATGATGGGGATTAGGTACGCCGTATATAAACTCATATGGCAAGACGACTATCAGTCTGAAGCCGAAGCATTTAGAGTAATACAAGAGCATTACGCTAACGAGTCACGCTATCAGTACATGATACTGCCAGTAGACTATGATGAGTTGCAAGGAGAGTTGTTTGAATGATACTAAAAACATTATTAAATGTACTAGGAAAGACAGCCTCGGAAGAACCTGTGAAGTATTTAGGTGGGATGAGTGCAAAGAAAAAAGATGCACAAACCTCGCAATCAAACACATCTATGCTAAAGGAGAGCGCAGTAAAGAAACAAAAGAATGGATTGAACGACACGGTTAAATCCTTTATGAACAGGTCACGCAGCACTATTGTATGCCCTGTTTGTAACACGACCTATTATGAGGGGGCGTTAGACTTCCTCTCAGACGAACCAAAGAGTTGTCCATCATGCGACAACAGAAAGGACTGACATGAAACTAGTATTCGATATCGAGACTGATGGCATTGATGCTACTCAAGTCTGGTGTATCGTAGCACAAGATGTAGAAACTAAGAAGATATACAAGTGGAAGCCTGATGATATAGACTCAGGCCTTTCATTTCTTCTCAATGCAGAAGCATTAATAGGCCATAACATCATTGGCTATGACGCTGCTGTACTTGATAAGCTATATGGTACTAATCTTCTTGACAAGAAACTCTATGACACTTGGATTATGAGTCAAGTACTTTGCTATAAGCGAAAGCATAAACATGGTTTAGGTGGATGGGGTGAACATCTTGGTTACAGTAAGTTTGAATTCAGTGACTGGTCACAGTTCACAGAGGAAATGCTTACATACTGTGTAAGAGACGTTGAGTTAAACACAAAAGTCTATGAGCTATTAATGAAAGAGTTCATGGAACAAAGCAGTACTAAGCCATTGATTGCTAAGGGTTTAAGGGCAGAGCATCAGGCTGCTGTCTTCGAAGCTAGAGTACGAATGAATGGCTGGCTGTTTGATCTTGAGGGTGCTAACAAACTACACGAAGAAATGTGTAGTGAGCTAGAAGCTATCGAGAATAGAGTACATCCATTATTACCGGAAATGACTATCTGGGTGGATAAACAGCCTAAGACTGCTAAGTACACTAAAGCAGGTAAGTTTACTGCTGTCACTAAGCGGTTACTCACTGAGTATCTTGGTGAAGAGCCTGATGAAATGGAGTGGCCACCTGAAAAGAAATTCCAGCGTAGTTATCAAACCCAAGTAACACTTGGTAACATGGAAGAAGTCAAAGAATATCTTTACACTATAGGATGGAAACCAGATGATTGGAACTACAAGAAAGTCGGTTATGAATTCCATAAGACAAGCCCGAAACTCACAACAACGAGCTTATCTTTACTCGGAGACATCGGACAAGATATCGACAGATACTACACAACAAGATCGCGTAGGTCTATTCTCGAAGGCTGGCTTGGAGAGATTAAAGGCAACAGGCTACACGGAAGGATGTGGGTTATCGGTACGCCTACATACAGAGCCAGACACGAAGTGATCACTAACTTACCTAGTGTTGAGGCAGCTTGGGGTAAAGAGATGCGTAGTCTCTTTATCTGTGAAGATGGCTATAAAGTAGTTGGTGCTGACTCAGCTGGTAATCAAATGAGAGCATTATGTCATTACATTGGTGATGACGCATTCACAAAGGAGGTAACGGATGGAGACATTCACAGCTATAACGCAAGTATCCTCAATAGTAGCAGAGGTGATGCTAAGCGCTGGTTGTATGCTTATCTGTTTGGTGGCGGTGGTAAAAAGCTTGGCACTATTCTCACAGGTAAGCCGGATGCGACAGCAGGGGACGCTTCCAAACGAAAGTATCAATCAGCAATACCAGGACTCGGACGCATTAAGGCGAAGCTGGATACGATATTCCAGCAAACTCGCAACGGATATGGCGATGCTTTCATTCCTGCTCTTGATGGTCGCCGTGTGTATGTTGGTAGCGCTCATCAATCTTTAAACTATCTATTGCAATCAGCTGAGGCTATTACTTGTAAGGCAGCTATTGGTTATGCAATGGATAAAATAAAAGAAGAAAACTTAGATGCTTACCCTGTTATATTTTATCACGATGAGATGGCATGGGTAGCTAAAGAGTCTGACGCAGAAAGAGTAAAAGAAATCTGTGTTGAGTCATTTAGAGAAGCACCTAAAGACTTTAATGTACAGTGTATGGATGGCGATGGTGTCATTGGTAGCTGTTACGCAGACGTTCATTAGAAAGGAATCGTCATGGGTAAAATGAAAGAACACGTTATGAGACTTGAAGAACACTTCTGGCATCTTGCAGCACAAACAGTATCTGGGTGTGAGAATGTAGAAGATTACTTATCAGAGATGAGTGAGTACAAACAATTCATGCCGCTACTAGATGACGATGAGTTCACTGAGCTAGTAGTAGACTCATTCAACCATTACTGGGAAGAGAAAGGACACGCATAATGTTAGCTATAGTAGACGCTGATAGCTGTATATATCAAGCAGCATGGCAGCAAGAAACCCTAGAAAGTGCTTTAGAAAATTACAAAGCAATCCTACAGAAAAACTGGATAGACCCTGTATGGTCTGATGAACAGATTATATACTGCGGTGGCAAAGATAACTTCAGGTATAAACTCTGTCCACAGTACAAGGCTAACCGTAAAGATCCACCCCAAGATGCAAGTCTGTTTAGACCTTTAATGCAGCTTATTATTGATGAAAAGCTAGCTATACCTGCAGATGGTATGGAAGCTGATGACATGGTACGCATTAAGTCTATCGAGTTAACTGCTGATGAAGTAGATCATACTATTGTACACATTGATAAAGATCTCGATTGTATTCCGGGGAAACACTACAACCCTAGACGCGCTGAGTTCTACGATATTGATGAAGACAGTGCTGATCTACATTACTGGCAGCAGATGCTGAAAGGTGATCCTACAGATAACCTTCCAGGGCTACCTAAGATTGGTCCAAAGAAAGCAGAAGCTATGCTTAAAGGTGTTCCAATGGATCGGCGTAAACACAGAGTACTTGCAGCGTATAGAGCTAAGTATGGTCGAGTAGACTGGAAAGAAAAACTACTAGAAACTGCTAATGGTATTCACATTCTAAGGAAACAAGATGACTTCTTTGCGATTTAATAACCATGAGCGTTGGCATAACGTTCAGGTAGAGCGTGTCACTCAGTTCGATAATAACGATTGGTGTGGCATTATTACTAAAGAGCATGGTGAGATTCGTTGCAAGAGACGTAACAAGTCTCGCTTTAAACTAAAGAAAGGATTTAAAGGTCCAATCACAATATACTTTTTAAGTGGCACTACACCAACTATTGCAGATGATGTGCGAGGTCACATTGAGGTAGAGAGCCATTGGAATGTACTACATCCTGAGTTGTTTAATGAGTCTGATCATGGCTTTCTTTATGTGATTACTAATAAGACTACTAAGCAGCGCTATGTAGGCGTAAAAACATTACATACTAGCTGGAAAGCATACACTAGTTCTAGCAGTGAACTCAATGAAATTATTAAAGAACAAGGGCATGATAACTTTTCTTTTGATATCTTGTTTTCTTGTCCTATGAAAGGTGACTTGAGTTATCTAGAAGCATTTATGATTATCACAACTCATGCGCTATGCAGTGATGATTGGTATAACAAGTGGGTACATGAAATTAGATTTAAACCTGCTATGAGAGACATGGAGAGACAAATTGAAATCGCCAAATCGTATTCGCAATCCTTATCATAATGATATTAGGAAACATCAAGTTATTCCTGCAGAAAAATCAGAAGTAACTGAAGATGATTGGGATGAAGACTTGTTAGATATGTTTAATAACAAGCAACAGAAAGCTGAAAAGCTAATTAAATCAGATAGAGCTAGAAACCGAAGGAAGGAAGCTCGATATGCCAAAGAAAACAGACTATACGGAGAGTAAAGAGATAGGTAAAACCAAATGTCCTGCTTGTCCTAGCAGCGATGGCTTTACTTTGTATGATGATGGACACGGTTACTGCTTTGTATGTAACCATTATGAAAAAGAAGTAGGAAAGGAAGAGGATATGCCTGTAGCAGCGCCTCAAGTAACAAGCCTAGAATTATTTGAGTCACAACTAGGTGACTATCGTGGTTGCCAAGAACGTGGCATTACTAAAACAATTGCAGAACACTACGGTGTTCGCGCTACGTACGATAATGAGCGTAATATTACCGCTTATAACTACCCGTATTACGACACGGGAGAACTTGTTGCGTATAAGGTGAGGACATTACCAAAACAATTCAAGACAGTAGGAGATTTTAAGAATGTCTGGCCATTTGGTTGCCAAAGCTTTGGAATGGGAGGGAAGCGCCTCGTCATTACCGAAGGGGAATTTGATGCAATGTCAGTTGCTCAAGCTTCACTCGAACACTATAACAAAATATATCCCACAATTTCTATTGCCTCGGCAAGCAACCTTAAGAGTTTGTTGCATGCAAGAGACTGGATTAGGTCTTTCGAAGAGGTCGTGTTGTTCTTTGATAAAGACGAAGCCGGAAAGAAAGCTATTAAAGAAGCTGCTAATATCATTGGGATTGACAAAGTAAAGATCGCTACTAGCCCTGCTAAAGACCCTTGTGAACTCTATACTGCTGCAGGACATCACGGAGTTATGCGTGCTATATGGGATGCACAACCCTATAGTCCAGCGGGTATTATAGTAGGGCATGCACCTGTATGGGAGCAATACTTAGCAAGACAATCTACTGAGTCTGTGCCTTATCCAGATTGCTTAGACGGCATCAACGATAAGACTAAGGGTATGCGGTTTGGTGAAATCACTTTGTTTACTAGCGGTACTGGTAGCGGTAAAAGTACTGTCATTAAAGAAATAGTACTTGACTTACTGGATAAAACTAGTTATAAGATAGGTATGATTTCGCTTGAGGAGTCTATCGGAGATACAGCTGAGAAGCTTATTCAGATGAAACTTAAACAAAATCTGCAAGAGCATGATGTGCCACTTGATATCCAAGAAGCTGCATCGAAGGAGGTATTTGGGGATGAACGCCTTGTCTTACTCGACCACCAAGGTTCTGTTGGTGATGAGTCACTTATTGATAAGATTGAGTATATGGCTCTTATGGGTTGTAAATATCTTATTCTTGATCACATCACGATTGCCGTGTCCGAAGGTGCTGAAGGGTACACTGGTAATGAAGCCATTGATAAGGTTATGTCAGATCTACTTAAGATTACTAAGAAACATAACGTCTGGCTTGGAGTTATATCGCATCTACGAAAGGTGCAAGGTGGAAGTACGACCTTCGAGCAAGGTAAACTACCGAGTATGGATGATATCAAAGGCTCTGGATCCATTAAACAAATATCATTCGATATTATTGGATTCTCCAGAGATATGGCTAATGAAAATGAGGATGTTAGAAACACAATCAATTTCATTGTACTTAAAAGTAGATTTTCTGGTAAGACCGGACCAGCCGGATCAGTAAAATACAACCATGATACTACTAGATTAGAGTATCACAATGGTTCAGCAATAGACTTTGAGGTGATAGGATGAGTGAAACAGCTTTATACCATCAAATAGGTTTACTACAACAAGAACTTGCTCATGCAAAAGAAATCATTGAAAGCCTTACTACGGAGCGTAATAAGTTTCGTAGTCAAGCTATCATGCGAGCAAACAAAATAGAGACATTATCAAATGAGATCAATACTATTTATAAGGAACAAGAGTATATCCCCTAGCCAGAATATTATTAAGCTATTAAATAGTCTTAGGTCGAGGGGTACAGAGCCTATTGACTGGCATTACGATAAAAACTATATAACATTTAGAGTAGAGGATGACAATGGCAAAGAAAGCAGATAATTTTCTTCTTAAACCACGCAAGCAGAGGACCTTCACAGGAAAGAAATATGCAGGACGTAAAAAGTATCGAGGACAAGGTCGATAACTATAAAGGTTTAATTACCATGACAATTAAGGAAGAACGATATGATCAATTATATATGGACATCGCTAAAAGAGTTGCTGAAATGTCTTATGACAGTGATACCCAAGTCGGCGCAGTCATTGTTAAAGACGGAAACATTATTTCAATGGGTTGGAACGGCACTCCAAGCGGCTTTGACAATAGCTGTAAACACCCTGAAACGGGTGTTACTTTATCTACTGTTATTCATGCTGAAGCTAATGCAATCTGTAAGCTCGCTCGTACTAGCGGTTCTGGATTGGGTTCCACATTGTACACTACGCTCTCGCCTTGTATCGAGTGTACTAAGCTTATCCTCCAATCTGGTATCAGCGAAATTGTCGTTGAGAAAGCGTATGAGAAAGATTTAGAGGGATTTAAAATTCTTAATGAGAAAGGTATGCTAAGAGTATGCAAATCCATTACCAAAGAATAGATAATATGCCTGATTATGTTGCTTGGGTTGAATGTAATCGGGAAGACTTAGAACAAGTAAGAGATATGTTTCCAGAAAAGGAATTTGAATTACTTATCGCAGTCAAGCCTAACTACGACCCTATCACTTGTTCACAACAAGTACTATATAATCCACCCGCACCCACTTGGGGCATAGATGTTTGGAAAAGAGAAATCGATGGAAGATGTGAAGGACTATCTCCTGAAGAAAATTCGCGGTGAAGACTTAGGTGTCAAGCCAAGGCGTAACTTACAACTAATGCGTATGATTGACACTGATGGTGTTGACATGTTAGACTTTCTTATCGAAGACATGGTGTCTTTTGCTAGAAAGACTATTCAACGTTGCTTTAAACGTAGTAAAACGGAAGGTGAAACAGCTATTACTCAAGCATCAATGGCTATCGGTAAATATATTATCGAAGGCTGGGATAGTAATAATGTTAATTTCAGGGATCATGTTAGAGTTGGTGACTTAGTTATCGAAGGCTTTGTTATGTGTGGTTATCTTACTATTTCAGTAGGCCACATGAAAAGCCGTAAACCAGTAACAATACATGCTACTGATAAGTGGGGTGAAATGGAAGCCATTGCTGGGCGTACTGTATGCATGTCAGCAGAGCCGATTGAACCTATTACTTCATTAATACAAGCTAATGGTCGAAGTGTTATTAAAACTTGGGATAAATCTAAAGAATATAAGTTTATTAAACACAAGACAGCGCCATTTGTAAAGGCAATCGATAAGCTGCAAGCCACTCGCTGGCTTATTAATAAGGATGTTCACAACGCTATACTACAGCATTGGGATTCATTCATAAAGACTGAAGTGTTTGATGGTGAAGACACTAAAGAGAACGATAAGTTATACCAACGCCAAGCTTCTAAGAATAGAGAAGTAAAAGAAGTAATGGCTGTGGCAAACAAATGGTTAGACACTGAGTTTAGCTTTTATCTTGATGCTGATTATCGAGGTAGGCTGTATTACTCAGAGCCATTCTTTAACTTCCAAGGCTCTGACATAGCTAGGGGTCAGCTACTCTTTGCTAACGGTAAACCATTCGATAGCACTGCTAGCTTCTGGTTAGGTGTGCATACTGCCTGTTGTTTTAATCAATCATACGGTATCGATGAGATCCCTGACTGGGTAACTACAGACTACCGTAGTGTACTCGAGCAAGAAGAACTCGATACTATCTCAGTAGACAAAATGACACTCGAAGATAGAGCGCAATGGACTCAAGAAAATATTGATGACATTCTAGAGCTAGGCGAGATGGGTATTATTGCACATGATGCAGAAAAAGCTATTTCGTTTCTAGCTTGTTGTATTGAGTGGTATAAGTACTCAAAATCAGAAGGTACTTTCTTGACACACCTGCCTATCCCTATTGACGGTGCCAACAACGGATGGCAACACCTAGGCGCTATGTCTAAGGATGCCCTGACGGGCAACCTCGTAGGATTAATACCTACTGAGGTTCAAAACGACTTCTACGTCCAGGTAGCTAAGCGACTCACTCAGCGTATGCCTGAATGGTTTGAAGAAAGACAAATGCCTATGAAGCATATCCGTAAAGGTATTGCAAAACGTGGTGCCATGACTCGTGCTTATAGCTGCGGACAAAAGAAAATGTCTGAGTCAATGTACAGTGATTGTTATCAGTTCGGGTTTACTACTGAGTACAACATCAGTACTTGGGATTGTGATGAGTTAAGCAGCCAAGTCATACGGGCTATCCAGGAAGTATGCCCTGGACCGCTAGAGACTATGCGGTACTTGCAGAAGCTTGCTGATCAAGAGATCACTAACTGGTACAAGCAATACGGTACTGATAGAGGACAAGGTATCGAGTGGACTACACCATCAGGATTCCCTGTAGTGTATGAGTGCTACCGTACAAGACCTGTTAAGGTAGACTGCTATGGGTTTAATACCCCTGCAGGTGAGATACGATTTAAGCATGTCATCAGAGAGAAAACAGACATCCCTGATAGACGTGGCTTTATGTGTGGTATCAGTCCTAACTTTGTGCATAGCATGGATGCATCTCACATGGCTCTTGTAGTAGCTGATTGGGAAGGTGACTTCGGTGCTGTACATGACTCATACAGTACTCATGCCAGTAGTATCGAGCTACTAATGAATAACACACGAAGAGAGTTCGTATCAATGTACGACAAAGAAAACTTCTATGATAGTATTCCTTTTGGTAAGGACTATCAAGGCATTGTGCCTACGATTGGTACGCTAAACGTTAAAGGTGTACTTGAATCAGACTATTTCTTCTGCTAGGAGGTTACTATGGAAGACAAAAATTGGCTTGCTCAAACAGGCAAAAACTTTTCAGATATTGATTATAAAGAGTTAGGAATCTCCGATGATTTAATTGGTGCTGAAGGTTTTAATCGAGCTATGCTCGACAAAGTACACGCTGAAAATGTTGCAGGATATATCGAGCTTGGTATGAGTGAAACTCAAGCCAAACACGAAGCGGATAAACGGCGTAGCATGGCTATGAAGGCTGCTAAAGATAATGGTCTTAAACTATAAATAAAAATACCCCACAAGGTTTCCGTTAAGGATTCCCTGTGGGGTATTTTTTTTAGCTGTATTGACCACGTTTCCGTGGCTTACTATTAAGCTCTTTACGCTGTTTATTTGTTTTAGCTATAAGATTAACTAAATCCCTTCTAATTTTAAGCACTTCAATAGCACCTTCAAATAAAGCTTCATATGCATCAGCTGAAATTTTAACTGAGCGATCACCTAGCATAGTGTCTGGGGGTAGTAAATCTACAATTTGATTTATTAACTCCGAAGCAGCTGCAATAGCTCTTTTCTTTTCAGAATCATCAATCATATCTTTACCGATAATAGCTGCCCAACGGCGGGTACCATCTGGTGTAGTGTTTACAAAATCACCCATACCTTTGTATTCGCCTTCAGTGCCAATATCAAAAGTATCTCCAGTCTTTCTTTTCTCTGCAATTTTTTGCTTAACCCTAGCTACCATCTGATCAAATGCTTTTAATTCCTCTTCGAGCATATTATAGCTTTGGTTTACTTTATCAAAAACAGTGTTAGCTGTATTCTCAAGATCAGCAAAAGTTGTTGAGTCACCCATGAATGCATCATAGACTTGCATAACTAAACCATTAGGCCTACGATTAACTACACTAGCTACGGTTAACTGTGCAACCGTAGCATCAATATTTTGAGTAGCGTTTACTGCCGCTTGATTCATAAGCTTGCCGCCGATCTCTGCTTTAGAGTAGCTACCCTCACCTACATATTTAGGGGTATTTCTAACAGCAGCAGATGAGCGAGGCTCTGTAACAGTAATATCAGCTACATTACGTCTAGCTCCTGGGCCGAAAGTAACTAAATTAGTTTTATCTTTACGACTTGCCATACGAGGTAAAGTATCTTTTGGTATATATTCAATACCACCGGCTTGAATATCCCATCCATTTTCACCTTTCATAACAAAGATTTCATTGCCAAAAACATGCGCTCTACCATTGCGTTTAGCGATACGCTGATGGTCTAGCGCGCCACCAAGACCTAGAGTTAAACCAACTTCTAGGTGTTTAGTTAACTGCTCTTCTAGCTGTGCATTAGTTAAGTTACCTGTTGCTAGCATAGCTGAGAATATTTTAGGGTTATCTGATATAAACTTTTTAGCAGTATCACTATGGAATTTAGGATCTTTACCGTAAATAGATGTCATAATTGGTAACTTCATTAGCTTTTTAACTAACGTAGAGTCCCTACCAATAGCATCAAATGCGGCAGACCAATTCAAGTCCTTAGCTACGGAGGGTTGTGATGCCATTACACTGAACACATCTTCACGAATGTCTAATTCATACTCTTCAGCTTCTTCGCGAGTAAGATCGGTTAAACTTTGATCTGGACCTAATTTCTTTAAAGCGGTTCCTTTGGATCCAATCTTAGCATATAAAACACCACCACGTTTAAGAATATTCTCGACACCCATTTGATAAGCTTGGATAACTGCACCGTTAGAGTTACCATCTATCTCTGCTTTAACTCTTGATCCAAACTTTTCACCTTTAGGAGTACTGTGATATCTTGCAAGCTCATGCAATGCATCTAATGCAAAATAAAAAGTA